AAACAGGCATATCAATATAGAAGAGATTTTTTAAACTTAGATTATTACACTATTTTAGATAATATAGTTAAAGGATTTGGTTGTAGATTATTTCAGGCTAATGGCGATTGGTATATATTACCAATGAACCAAATGGCTACAACTATATACTATACAAGATATGTTGTTGAAAATGCTCCATCAAACTCAGGCAATGGAGTATTAGATAATATTGTTGATATATTGCCTTATGAAGATGGTAATGTTCATTTTGTAAACAATAGCCAAACTAAAATAGTTAAAAAAGGTTACCCTAATATTGTTTCAGAAATACCTTATGAATATGCAGAGAACTATATTCATAATGGAAATTTAAAACAAATAGATGCGCTTGGTTTCCCCGTAGGATGGGATAAAAATGAGGTTGGTACTGGATTAGTTCAATTTAATGTTTATCCAGATAGTGAATCTAATAGATTTATCATATCATCTGGGAATAGTGGTTCTGCATCTGTCAGTATGGGAGAATTCCCATCTGATTTTGCTTATAAACCACAAATGTATGGTTCAGAAGCAACTTTATCATTTGATTTTCAAGGTGGCGTTATGAGAGTATTTATAGAAATATTAGTATTAATTGGTGGTGTTTATACGGCATTTTATCTAAAAAGTGATGGTACTTGGACTACAGCTAGTTCATATATAGAAGTATCATCTACAACAGGAACATCTTTTGATAGCAAAAGTATTACATTACCATTAGGGAAGCAAAATACGACATCTGGAAATATAACAGTAGAAGGATATGTAGACTGTTCGTTTTTAGTTGTAAATCAAGGAGGAAGTAGTAATTCTGCTGGTATTATGAATTTACAATTAAAACAATCTCCTGGAAATTTAACTCAAGTTCTAGTTAAGCGTTCTATTAATAATAATCAAACATCAAAAGATATAGAATTAAAATATGGATTAATTTATCCAGATTTATTTTCTTATAAAAGTCAAAACTATGTTAATAGATTAACAGATGTTTCAGGCACTACTTTAACAGGATGGTATAGATACGGCAAACCTTCTGAATCTTTTGCTAATTTACCTCAATTAATTATGAGGCAGTATTCAAACTTATTAAATAGAAATATTGCAACTTTAGAAGGAGATTTAGGTACATATACATCTGAGAATGGAATGGTTTATTTAGATAAGGTTTATCAAATGCAAGATTCATCTACTAACGCTTTAAGCTATAATGGTAAAAAGTTTCTAGCTAATAGACTTACATCAAATCCTTATAACAATGAAGTAAGTAGTGTTCAGTTAATAGAAGTTATAGATACAGATAATGAATCAACTGAAACTTTAGTTTATGATGGATATATTCCTGGAAGACCACCTAGAACAGTTTAAAAGATATAATATTAAAAATGTTTAAATATAAATAATGGCATCAGTAATAAACGGAACGAACATAGTACTATACTATACAAACCCAAACCCAATCTTTTATTTTAATGGTTCTACTTCAGTAACAACCATTAGTGGTTTAAGCTATAAGCAATTTGGTTTACTTGATAGTAACGGAGTAGCTACAAACTTTACTAAAACTTCAGATGGCATAGTTGCAGGATTTATTACTGATGTTCCAACATTATCAATACCTGCTGGTACTTGGACTTTTAATGCTTTTGCTTCAATAAGTGATGATTTGGTATCAGCACCTAGATTCTATTATCATATATACAAATACAATGGAACAACATTGACATCTATAGGAACTACAAACTCTATCTTTTTTACACAACTAGCAGTTAAACAATACACACAAACATTTGCGTTTCCAGGTGCAACATTATTGTCAAATGAAAGAATAGTTATACAAGTGGTAGCAAGTCAGATTACTACTAAAACAATGACATTCTATACACAAGGTTCTAATGATGCTTCAGCGATTACAACTATACCTACAACAATCCCATTTGGAGCAGCTACAAACTGCTCTTTTGAGGTTTCAGTAGATCAGAAGGAAGTAACATCTCAAAGTTCTGCATGGTTTAAAGAGTTTAAGAATGACGTAGCTTCATGGTCCATCAACGCTGATGGCTTTGTTGCTTTAAGCGACTATTCTTACTTATTCTTGGCTAACCTTCAGTTGACAAGACAACCTATATTAATCAAGTTCCAAGTGGATAATGATAATGGAGATGGTACTGGCACTCTAGGATACTCTGTATTCACAGGATCAGCCAATTTAAGCTCACTTAGTTTAAGTGCAGGGGTAGAGGCAGCATCAACATATAGCGTGTCACTACAAGGTTCTGGTGCTTATAATATAACAGGTACTCAAGTTACACCTACAGGAGTAGTAATAGAAAGCTCAAACGTAACTATGCAACAATATACTGCATTTGGTGGTGAAACTACAATCACTTTCTCAACTCAAATTGGTTCTACTTGTTTATCAGTTACAAGAGGTGGAATAGAGGTTAGAAGTATATCAACATCAGGTGTACCAACAGGTGAGAATGTGACCTTTAACTCATCTACAGGAGTTCTTACCTTTGCTAGAGCATTAGAGGCGGATGAGTTTGTTAGAGTAATTTTCAAATAGATAAAATAGATATAAATGAGTTCACAATTACAGGTATCAGGCGAAGCAAAGATTAGGGATATACAAGGTCCAGTAGTGGCTAATAGTGGGGTAATAACCGCTTTAGATGGTGCTGCTTCTCAATATGTACGAGGCGATGGTACTTTAGCGGATTTCCCAACATCAACAGGTGGAGGTAGCTCGGTTTCTTACTATCTTAATTCAAGTGTTTCACAAGGTACAATTGGTGGGGTGGCTTATAGAGAGTTAAGTAAAGAACCTATTATAGGTGCTGGAACTGACATTGCTATTGCAGCTAATGGATATGTTGCGAGTTATTTAACCGATGCTAATGACCCTGATGTATTATCAATTCCTGGCGGTAACTTTAATTGTGAGTTTTATTTTAGTGTTAGTAACGATACAGGCAATCCTTTTTTCTATGCAGAACTTTACAAGTACGATGGTACAACTTTTACCTTATTAGGGTCAAGTGTTGGTGTTCCAGAATATATAAATCAAGGCACTATCATAGCACCTTATTATTTTGCTATTCCTGTTCCTACAAGTGCTTTAGCCGTAACGGATAGGTTAGCAATTAGAATATATGTAAATGTAGATGGTAGAACAGTTACTTTACATACAGAGAATAGCCATTTATGTCAAGTAGTTACTACTTTGTCAAAAGGAATGGTTTCTTTAAACAACCTAACAGACCAATCACAATATATAACAACAGGAACAAGCGGGACTGATTTTAACATTGTTTCAAGTGGGGATACACATACTTTTAACATACCAAGTGCAAGTGCTTCTAATAGGGGTTTAATAACCACAGGAGCGCAAACAATAGCAGGTTCAAAAACATTTAGTTCTGCAATTAGTGCTGATGCAGGTGTTTTATTAAAAAATGGTTTTACCACCTACTCTAATGCATACACATCATTGAGTGGAGATGTAGGTAGTTTAGTAATTAGTGGTTCAATTAGTTCAACTCCTTTTGATAATGTATTAGCATTTGCACCTTTAACAAGCAATACATATACTTTCCCAGATGTAACAGGAACAATAGCACTTTTAGAAGGAACGCAGACATTTAGTGGTCAAAAGACTTTTTCACTTGATATTTTTGTTAATGGTTTAACAATAGGTAGAGGCTCGGGTGCAATAGCAAGTAATACTGCTATTGGGTCAAGTGCATTAATAGTAAATACAACAGGAACTAATAATACTGCATTGGGTAATTTATCTATGCAATCAAATACAACAGGATATGGAAATACATCTATTGGTTATAATGCTTTAAGTTATAATACAACTGGATTTTTTAATGCAGCTATTGGCGTAAATACATTACAATCAAATACAACAGGAGCATATAATAATGCATTAGGAACAGCAGCATTAATATCTAACACAACGGGTTCAAATAATACTGCGGTTGGTCAACAATCAGGTGAAAGTAATACAACAGGTTCAAATAATACATATATAGGAAGGGGAAGTGGTTTCAATATTACGACAGGTTCAAATAATACAATCATTGGGCAATTTACAGGTACGGCTGCAATGGCAAATAATATTGTTTTAGCAGACGGAGCAGGTAACGTAAGATATCGTTATGATGGAACAAATAACAATCTTTATGGCAATGTAAACTTTAGTAGTACAATAGGCAACGGAACTTATACTTATACTTTTCAAAATGCTTCAGGTACTTTAGCATTGACAAGTGATTTAGGTGCTTACCTACCTTTAACTGGTGGCACACTTACTGGTGCTTTAAGTGGTACAAGTGCTACGTTTAGTGGTAATATTACTGCTCAAGGTGGTTATTTATATGGTCAAACTATTAATAGTTTTGTTAGATTAGATAATACAATAGGAACACAAATTGGCTATTTAAATTATGCAGATATAACTTTTGATAGTGATGGATTTAGATTTTTTACTGGAACTGGGACATCTGGCTCAAGAACACAAAAACTATTAATAGCATCAAGCGGTGCTGCTACATTCTCAAGTAGTGTTGCTGCAAGGAGTAATTTAACAGGTACAATTACAGCTATTACTACAAATGATTCAAGTGGTTTTGGTATAGGTATTGGATATGTATCGGGAAGTTATGGATATGTAACAAGTCAAAGTGCAAGTTCTCCTTTGGTATTAGCAATAGATGGTACTGAAAAAGTAAGATTAACGGCAAGTGGTAACGTTGGAATCGGAACGAGTAGTCCAACATCTAACTTAGAAATATATAATAATAGTTTAAGCGGTATTTTAAGATTATCAAGAGATGCTGGAGGTCAAAGAGGTGCAGTAGAATTTGGTAGAAATAATGGTGGTAGCTTTCAAACTTGTGGTTCAATCATAGTTGATTCTGATGGTGCATCTGTAAATAATGGTGTAATGTATTTTTATACCTCAAATTCTTCTGGTACAAATACCGAACGAATGAGAATCACATCGGGGGGTAATGTAGGAATAGGAATGACTGGTAGTAGTGTTGTTAGATTAGTGGCACAAGGTTCAGGAACATCAAGTGCAGCTTATGCTTTTATTGCTTCTAATTCAAATGGTGCTGGTTTAATTGAGGTTAGAAATGATGGTGCAATTTTTACAGGTACACAAACTATTTCACCTTATAATA